CTGGAGCTGGAGTTTTTCAAACCGAATCGCCGGGCGATGGATCGAGACAATCTGCTCGCCCGCATGAAGTCAGGTCTCGATGGCGTGTGCGATGCACTCGGCGTCGACGACCGGCTGTTCGACCCCGTGACGATCCGCGTGTCGGATCAGATCGGCGGCTTTGTGAAAGTGAGAATCTTTGAGGAGCATGACGAATGAACGTAGGAACCTTCTCCGGCCGGATCGGCCGCGACGCCGAGCTGCGCCACGCTGCCAACGGCGATGCTGTGAGCAATTTTTCCCTGGCGGTGGATGTCGGCACCAAGGCCAGCCCGCGAACCTTGTGGATCGACTGCGTGCTGTGGGGGCGCCGGGCCGAAGGCCTGACACCGTACCTGCAGAAGGGCACCAAGCTGACCGCGCACGGCCGGGTGGATCTCAGCGAGTACGTCAAGAAAGACGGCACGCCTGGGGCCAAGCTGCAGGTCACTGTCAGCGAGATCGATTTGCACGGTGGCGGTGTTGAGCACGGCGCTGACGCTGCGCCTCCGCCGTCGCCGTCGCCTCGCCAGGCTGCGCGTCCGACGCGTCCGCCGGCACAGAAGAATATGCAGGAGTTCGAGGACGACATTCCGTTTTAATCGGAGGGCGCCATGAATGACTGTCGCCAATGTAGCAAGTGTCGCAGGCTGTTGGCGCTCACAAGTTATTACGCGGACTGTCGTGCGCCTGATGGCCGTGCGTCGCAGTGCAAGAGCTGCGTTCGGCTGAGACAAGCAAAGTATCGCCAGGCCAACATTGAGGCCATCCGGGCCTACGACCGCGCTCGCAAGAAAAGAAACAACGCGGCGGAAGAGTTAATGTAGTATTGGTTCAAGCGTGGGCTAGGGCATGCAACCCGAAAAGCCGGATACCGTCTACCGGCCTGCCCAACGCTTCTTTCAATAGACGGCCTTTTGACGGGGGCTATATGCACTACTACAAGTTTTTCATCGGCGACTATCGCGCTGCAACGGCGCACCTTTCGCCGCTCGAGCATTACATCTACCGCTCTCTCATCGACCAGCTCTATCTGGACGAGCGTCCTATTCCACTAGAAACCCGGTCGGTTTTGCGTCGGTTGCGACTGGTAACCGAGGACGAATCGGCCGCATTGGATGCGGTTCTCGATGAGTTCTTCCGCCGCACTGATGAGGGGTGGATTCATACCCGGGTGATGGCCGACATCGAGGACTATCAGACCCAGTGCGACACTAATCGGGCTAACGGAAAGCGAGGCGGCAGGCCAAAGAAAACCGAGTCGGTTTCTGTTGGGTTAGAAGTCGGAACCGAAGTGGAACCGAAACATAACCCTAACCAAGAACCATTAACCATTAACCAAGAAACAGGAAACAAGAAACAACAACGCGCGCGACACGTCGCGCTGTCCTGTCCGCCATCCGTCGACGACCAGGTGTGGCAGGACTTCACCCGACACCGCAAGGCGAAGGGCGCACCGATCACCGAGACGGCGCTGCGTGGCATCGAGCGCGAGGCTGCAGCTGCAGGCGTGTCACTGCAGGCTGCACTCGAGACCTGCTGCCAGCGCGGCTGGACTGGGTTTAAGGCCGAGTGGGTGCGTGACCAAGCGCGACCGCAGGCCATGACCAGGCAACAGGCGCAAGACGCCAACAACGACGACGTGGTGCGGCGGTTCAAAGAGCGTGTGCTGAAAGGCAGCACATTGTTTGGGGCTGGCGCAGGGACAATCATTGACGGAGACGTGCTGTGACTGAACACGACATTGGGACATTCACCGAGACGCTGCGGGCGATCTATGCCTACTACGGCAAGGACTTGAACGACGCGACCATCGACATCTGGTGGGGCGGGGGCCGCAACCTGGACATCGAGGCGCTGCGCGACGCGTTTAACCGCCACGTCATCAACCCGGACACCGGCCAGTTCCTGCCACGCATCGCGGACGTCGTGAAGATGGCCGAGGGCTCGAGCGGCGACACCGCGGCCAGGGCCTGGACACTGGTCGACCAGGCGGTGCGAATGGTTGGACCCTACCGCAGCGTGACGTTCGACGATCGCCTGACGATGCGCGTGCTGCACGACATGGGTGGCTGGATCGCCCTGTGCGGCAAGAAGGAGGACGAGTGGCCGTTCGTCGCCAAAGAGTTCCAGACCCGGTACAAGGCCTTCCGCATCCGGTCCGAGATCCCTGACTGCCCGCCGCAGCTGCCAGGCATTGCCGAGCATGAGAACGGCCGCAGTGGGCAACAGGTCGAACCTGGGATGCTGATCGGCAACCACGTCAAGGCGCTTGAGATCAAGCAGACAGCGAAGCTCAACTATGACCAGCTCGCCAGGCCAGTCCTGCAATTAGCGCGAGCGGAGTGATGTGGTAATCTCAACAGCCATGAAGAATCCCAACGATAAAGTAGATCGCGTCATCGAGCTGCTCGAGCAGGGGGAAAGCCTGCGCCGGGCGGCTTCTGATGCTGGCGTGGCTGCGTCGACATTTCTCGGTTGGTGCGAGGTGGATGAACAACTGGCCGAACGGTACGCGCGCGCACGCGCCCGGGGTGCCGAGGTTGAGTTCGAGCGCCTGCGAGAGATCGTCGAGGAGGAGCCGCCGGTCGACGACAAGGGCCGGGTCGATTCCGGCTGGGTGCAGTGGAAGCGCATGCAGGTCGACACGTTCAAGTGGCAGCTCGCAAAGAAGCGGCCGGAGCGTTACGGCGACAAGGTTGGCATCGAGCACAGCGGCAACGTGGGCCTGTCCATCAACATCGACCTTGGGGCAGACAAGTGACTGCGTGCCTTGGCACCAACATGTGCGAGCAGGCCACCGGCAAAGTGACGCTGCACGACGGCCAGGTGGTCTGCAACTGGTGCCCCGAGTGGCGTCTGGAGTGCGAGGCCAGGCGCCTGCTGTCCTATCCGTTGGGAGCCCGGCGCGAGGCGCTGGTTGAGCGTGATCACAAGCGAGGCAAGGACGCAACCGACAGGCTGCGTGAGGTGATGAAACTGATCCACGAGAGTGGGAAAGGAGGTCGCGGTGCGAGCAATCAAAGAGCGGTTCAAAGCAGATCTTGAGGCCAACTTGGCCGAGTACCACGGAAGCGCTGCGCGGGGCACACAGCCTGGCCGTGTCGCGTATCTCGAGAAGCAGCTGCGCGCTGTTGTGGCCTGCCTCGACGAGATCCTGTCTGCCGACGAGGTGGACATGGCGGCGGTCGATGCTGCGGTCGACGAGGCCGTTGAGGAGCGCGAGTGAAGGCCGCGTTTGAGTTCATCGTCCTGGTGATCGCGGTGTCGCTGGCCACATTTGTGGTGGTGGCGTTTTCGCTGGCATCGCTGTCCTGGGTGTTGCTGCCGGTGGCCATGTTGTGCGGCCTGATCTGGTGGCTGTTATGAGCGACATGACCTACGACGAGGCCTGCGAGCTGCTGGCGTCACTGCGCGGCCGCACTGTGGTGAACATCGGCGTCGAAGAGGACGAGGAGACCGGCACGCATATCATCGTCCTGTGTTTCGACGATGGGCGCGAGCTGGCCGTGATGCACGATGAGGACGACCTGTCGTTTGTGATCGACGAGACCGACGTGGTGCCGGAGCAATAGCCATGCACATCTGGTTTAACCTGTTGCTGTTCACTGGTGGTCACCTGTACTGGGTGGACGCCTTTGCCACGCTGGAAGAGTGTCAGGAGGAGCGCGCGGAGCATGAGCGCAGCGAGCCTGGCAATTTCTTTTGCCGGCCGGTGCAGGTCGAGCCGACGTGAACGCAATCAACTATCGCCCGCCAGGCGCGGTGTCGCGAGCGTTCATGATCTCGGACGCGTTCTTTCGCGGGATCATGGGGCCGTTCGGATCCGGCAAGTCGACGGCGTGCATCATGGAAATCATCCGCAGGGCGCAGCAGCAGAAGGTGAACACGGACGGCAAGCGGCGCTCGCGCTGGGCCATCACCCGCAACACCTACCCGGAACTGAAGACGACGACCATCAAAAGCTGGCACCAATGGGTGCCGGCGCAGATCGGACGCTGGGTCGACGCCGGCCCGCCGATGCACCACATCCAGGAAGGCGAGCTCGACCTCGAGGTGATCTTCCTGGCGCTCGATCGGCCAGACGACATTGCCAAGCTGCTCTCGATGGAACTGACAGGCGCCTGGGTGAACGAGGCGCGCGAGGTGCCCAAGGCGGTGATTGATGGCCTGACCGGCCGGGTCGGGCGCTATCCGTCTGCGCTGATGGGCGGCTGCAGCTGGTCGGGGATCATTGCCGACACCAACC